GCTCTTTTATTTTAGATTCTAAACCTTTCGATTTCGAGGGGGTTGAATGTTGACTAAATATTAACTAAGTATTGACTAAACGTTGACTAAATGCTTCGATTTGATATAATATACTTAACAAGAGAACCGAAAGCTAGATTGAGCCTAGCTTCTGGTTATGATAGTAAGTTAAGAAGTAACGTCTACCTTTACCAGAGAGAGGACGTTACTTTTTTGCATTAATGATAGCTAATACAAGAGTTATAACAGCGCAAAGCATAATTACAAATTCGAATAAATCTCCATATGTAACCATTGGCATCAGCTCCTTTCGTAGAATACAGAAGCCAGCCAACCGCCCCTTCGGTTCTCCAGGTAAGTATATTATATTTTCAAAGTGCAGTTGTTAATTTTACGCAAGAACATATTGAGACAATATTCTTCCAAGTTCTATAATATTGCAATTGCCTTTAAATTCAAAACGAGCCTTAAATCCATTGGTAAAAAATAATTCCATTTCGCAATCAGGAATAAACTCTGCAAATCCCGGTGTTTGCACACTAAAATACTGTAATTTAGAGTAGGGAAGTGTGGAGAAATCCTTTCTTTTTCCAGTTATGCCTTGAACATCTATGGTAATAATACGCTTATTGGTAAAAACAACTTGATCACGTATTGTTTTGTAGGCACCAATAATTATTTCACCATCAACAAATAATTTAGTTACATCTTGCTGTACAGTTTTTTCATCAATTGGCTTTAAATTGAATACAGCATTTTCTGAAAAGTTAATCATAAATAAAACCTCCTTTTATTAAATAATTTTAATAATGTTTAATTAAATTCATTTTAATGAGCTATTAACTCTAAATAACCAATGTGGTTTCGCTTTAAATATTTTTTATTATGCCAATACTAGGGTAGTTGAACTGTATAATGTAATTGTCTAACTCAACATAATTGCCATATTTGTTTTGGTAAGTGCGAATAGCTTCTTTTAAATAATCAGTTGTAATATTTAGATAATCTGCAATATCGTACATATTTTGGCAGTGGTGTTCAAAGGCATCAATTAATCCTCTAAGTCCAATCAGCTTGTTGTATCCCCAAATCCTTGCTCTATGCTCTTGTTGGCGGTTGGATGCAGAACTCATAGTTAATATATTTCCATTAGAAGTATGATGATGTCCCATCTCTTCTGCCAAAACACAACGTTTCTGTGTAGAGTTTTCCAAACTATCACTTATACCAACAACACCGTCACAGTACAATCCTTTAATGTTGGGGTTTTCAAAAGTGTAATCAATAATCTCTATACCATCCTCGCAGGCTTCTGATTCTAATTGTTCTAATTTATTCAAGAAATCACCTCCCCACTAGAGTATAATTTTTTAGGTGTCCCATAAAAAGGACTACTTTCTTTTATTCTTTACAAATTCAACAAAGTTTTTAATTTCTTCCATTTCTGCTTCTGAAAATTCCTCACCCTCAAAGTGTGCTGCAAGAGTGTTGACTTCTGGGAAAGAGGATTTATCTTCTATTAAATCAGATTTATTTATATGAAAGTAATCAGCTAAGGCTTGTACTTTTCCCATACGTGGAATAGCAATGCCTTGGCACCAAGTATTAAATGTTTGAGGGGAGACATCAATACTTTTGGCTATTTCAAGCTGTGTTTTTCCACTATTAGCAATATAAGCTTTCAAATTTCTTGAAAATATTTCTTTTTGAACATCTTCACTCATATTAGATACCTCCTATTTATATTATATAATGATAATACAATTTAATTTTATTAAAGTCAACGAAAAAACAAAAAAAATTTGATTTTAGTATTGACATCAAATTTAATTTGATATATTATATAGGAGTAGCAAGGAGATAGCAGGAAAGGAGAAAAGAAATGGAATACGAAGAAATGAATTTAGCAGAATTATTAAAACAGACTACAGAAGAAAATCAAACAAGAAAAATCTTAGCAATCTTGGAAGAGAGCGAAGATTTGGAGAAAGCAAAAGAAAAAGTAAAAGCCCTACTTAAATAACTAAGTAGGGCGATAAATAACAAGCACACACAAGGGCGACACTTCTTAACATTCCTGCTAAGTCGCCCAAGTGATAAAAAAATTATAGCAGGAAGTTAATTAAAAGTAAAGAGAGGAGAGATAAAAGTGGCAGAAATACAGATTAGTTTAGCAGCAGCCAGAGTTAATGCTGGAATGACACAAGAAAAAGTAGCAAAGGAAATGCACGTTTCAAAAAATACAATAGTAAATTGGGAAAAAGGAACGTCCGAACCAACAATAAACCAAGGTAAAGAGTTAGCTGCTTTATATAATATGCCAATAGACTATATTTTTTTACCAAATAAATCAAATTAAATTTGATTAAAAAAGAGGAGAAACCAATGGAAGATAAACAGAAAATATGCGATTTATTAGTACCAGTATTACAGGAAACAAGAAATTTAAAAGACTTATTGACATTGGATTATGACGCAGAAAAAGAAGTTGTAACAGCAACATTTCTAAATGGAGTTGAAAAACACGCCAATGTAGCAATGGATTCAGGAACATCAATGATTAGAGATATTATTGCACAGATTGTTTAAAACATTGGAAGTTGGATAAGAATTGGAGGAACCACAATGTTACTAAGATTCAAAAAGCACAGCAACGGCTGGAGCATTAAGAGGAAAAAAAGAGGACACGCAGACTACCAACCTTTCATCAGGTGGTACAAGGACGAGCGAACATTAAGAATTTGGTATCACACATTTTATACAAGAGATTTTCAGTTTTAGGAGGAGAAGATGATTAAGTCAAACATAAACGAAGGAATAGAAATTTCAGGAACAGTTATCGACATACTGGCTGAAACTTCTTCACTATTGCGGGCTTTAAAAGAATTTTTAGCAAATAAGCTAGGTGAAGAGGAGGCTGCATTTTGGTATGCCAAAATAATAAAAGTAGCCGAAATGACCGATATTGAAATAATGGAGGAGACTAATTTGATGTTAAATGAACTACACAATATGTTAGCCGAAAAAGGTTGACAAACCTCGAAAAAGGTCGTATCATTATGGTATCAAAACGAAAGGAGCAAAGGAATGATACAGACAACCATTAGGATACCAACAGAGCTACACGTAAAGCTTAAGGAATTGGCGAAGAAAAGAGGTTTGACAGTTAATGCGTTAATTATTCAGGCTTTATGGAAATTATAGGAGGTGAGTAATATGCCTGAAAAGCAATTTATGGGAGCAAAGGATATTGCTCAAACAATGGAGTGTAGTCTTTCTTTTGCATACAAGTTAATTAAACAGATGAATGCAGAATTAAAAGAAAAAGGCTACATTACAATGTCAGGAAAAGTTCCAACAAAATATTTTAATGAGAGATTTTATTCATAGAAAGGGGTGATTGAATTGGTGGGAGCAATTAACAGCTTAAGAAACTTAAGGCAGACCTGCATTAAGTATTCAGGAAGTTGTAAGAGCTGTCCCTTGGGCAGACAGATGAACATTAATAACACTATGTGTCCGCATCTGACTAAGCCAAATAGTTGGACGGATGAAAAGACTACCGAAATGGTAAGAAAGATTGGAGGATAAGGATGATTATTGTAGACAAAAACAAGGCAACAATGGCAGGTCCTGATGAATTAATTGAATGTGAGGCAATGATATTTGTGGAGGCTGTAAAGAGGCATTTTATAAAAAAGCATGGTGAAAACATAGGAAAGGAAATGTTTGAGATGTTGCTGGAATGTTCTGTGATGTCGGATGAAGAAGCTGAAAAGCGTGTAAGAGAAAACAAAAATAAACTGTCAAGAGAAGAAAATGAAATGTTGAATAAATTCATACATTTAATGTTCAGTTAGGAGAGCTTATGGAAACAAACAAAAGACTTGAAGTGAAAGAAGTTAAAAGAAAAGAGCCTGAATGTACTGCAATACGTTCAAGCTCATACAAAAACAAACCACTTAAAGATTACCACATTATCGCTGAAAAGTACAGAGTACTTAACGGATTCAAGAACGTGGTAATAGGAGTAATAACAGGAGCAGTGATGTTAGTCAATGGCTGGATTGAGGTAGACAGCAAGGCAGGGCAGTTACTTGTGGCTCTGGGAATGGTGATACTGGTTACATTAATGATGCACTGTACGGATGAAATTCTTAATGAACAGGTTGATTAGAAATGGTTACAAGAAAGAAATTTGCAAGTAAACCTGAATGGCTTCTTGCAAGAAAGGGAAAGATAGGTGGTTCTGATGCAGCAGCAGTGTTGGGACTTAATCCCTACAAGAACAATGTGGAGTTTTGGAATGAAATGGTTGGAATAACCAAGCCAAGAGACATATCAAATGAACCGTATGTAATATATGGAAGCAGGGCAGAGGAACACATAAGAGCAATATTTGCATTGGACCACCCGGAATACAAGGTTGAATACTTTGGTGATAACATGCTTCTCAATGACAAGTATCCGTTTGCTCACGCATCACTTGATGGAGAACTGACAGAACTTGAAACCGGGAGGAAGGGCATATTTGAATGCAAGACCAGTGAGCTTTTTGGTTCAATGCACAAGGAAAAATGGGATGGTGAACACATCCCGGACAATTATTACATACAGGTGCTTCATTACCTGATGGTGACGGAATATGAGTTTGTCGAACTCAGGGCACAGATAAAGAGTGTGTGGAATAAGAGCATAAGACTAATCACAAAGGATTACCACATTGAAAGGGCAGATGTTGAGGAAGACATTGAAATAATAAAAAGGTCAGAAAGGGAGTTCATGGAGCTTGTGAAAAAAAGAAAAAAGCCGGCTCTCATTCTGCCGGAAATTTAAAACAGGAGGAATACCAAAAAGATGGAATTAAAAATTTACAATCCAACAATGGATAATGCACTAAAGCACATTGATTGGAACTTTGAGGAATTAAAAAAAGAAGTTACTGAAAAGGCAAACGTGTACAAGTCATTGGTGTATACAGATGAAAACATAAAGGAAGCAAAGGCTGACAGGGCAACACTTAATAAGTTCAGCAAGGCATTAAATGACGGAAAGAAAGATGTCAAGAAGATGATGCTTGAACCATACAGTGTGTTTGAAGGTCAGGTAAAGGAACTGATTGCAATTGTAGATGAGGCAAATGCCAACATTGACAGTCAGGTAAAGGCTTATGACCAGAAGAAAAGGGAAGAGAAGCTCATAAAGGTTGAGGAGATATATGACAGGACCTTTGCAAGTGCCGAAGAGCTGAAGGAGATACTCACATTCAAACGTGTTTTCAAGGAAAGTTATCTGAATGTGACAACAACATTAAAGTCAATAACCAATGATATGGAGCATATGAGAGACAGTGTAAGACACGACTTGGAAGTCATTAATGCTGAAACCGGTGAATATCAGTTTGAAATGAAAAAGAAATACATTGAAACCCTCAACATTACAGAAGCATTGATGGTTAAACAGACATACGAGGAAAATGCAAGAAGAAAAGCCGAGTATGAGGCAAGAAGAAAGGCAGAACTTGAGGAAAGACAGGCAAGAGAAAAGGCAGAAGCCGAAAAACTTGCAGAGGCAGGAAAGAAGGAACCGGAGCAGAAGCAGGAAAGTGTTTCACAGACTGTTGAGGAAGAGGCACAGGAAGAAAGAACAGAAGAAAATCAGGAAGAGAAGACACACACAATAGTAATCAGGGTGTGTGGAACAGGAAACCAGCTCAATGCATTGGGTGAGTTCCTTACGAAAAACAACATTAAATATGAGCAGATACAGTAGGAGGAAATGAAATGGCAGTATCAAACAGTTTAGCAAAAAGACAAGAAACAAGTTTTACGGCATATTTGAAAAATGATGCGGTAAAGAATCAGATTAATGAGGTTGTTGGTGGAAAGAACGGAAAGAGATTCATCAGTTCAATAGTAAGTGCGGTTGGAAACAATCCAACATTACAGGAATGTCAAAATTCATCAATAGTAAGTGCAGCATTGCTTGGAGAGAGTCTTAATCTTTCTCCAAGTCCGCAGCTTGGACAGTATTACATGGTTCCGTTCAAGGATAACAAAACAGGAACAAAGGTGGCACAGTTCCAGCTTGGATACAAGGGCTACATTCAGCTGGCAATCAGATCAGGACAGTACAAGAAGTTAAATGTGCTGGCAATTAAGAAAGGTGAGTTAATCAGATTCGATCCACTTAATGAAGACATAGAAGTAAATCTCATTTCAGATGAAAATGAGAGAGAAAAGGCAGAAACAATTGGCTATTATGCAATGTTTGAGTATGTCAATGGATTCAGGAAGGCAATGTACTGGTCAAAGGAAAAGATGAAGGCTCACGCAGTGAAGTATTCACAGGGATATGCATCAGACTTGAAGAAGGGAACGAAGTGGACCTTCTGGAGCAAGGACTTTGACGGAATGGCATACAAGACAATGTTGAGACAAATCATAAGCAAGTGGGGAATAATGAGCATTGACCTACAGACAGCACTTGACAGTGACATGACAGTAATTAATGAGGATGGAACACATACATATGTGGAAACAACACCTGTTGAGCAGACAGAAAATGAAGATTATGAGGAAGTAGTGGAGCAGGCAGTTGAAGAAACAGAGAATGTTCCAGAAGAAAAGAAGAACAATGAGAAATCGGCTGAAAACAAGGTTCAGACAGAATCAAAGCCATTTTTCAATTTTTAAAAAACAGACAGTCATAAATCAAAATATATATCACAAAATTGTAAGACCTGTCACCTGAATGGTGGCAGGCAGAAAGGAGACGTGACAATGAACATTTCAGATTACATCCCTTTCGGAAAGGACAATGCGATTTCAAGAAAAAAGCTAGAGAAGGTGACAGGATTGTCAGACAGAGACATAAGGGAAGAAATTGCAATGGCCAGAAGAAACACGGTAATACTTAATCTATCCAATGGACAAGGGTATTTTCAACCAATAGAGGGCGAGGAAGATGAACTTGTCATTAAGTATTACAAACAGGAAAGCAGCAGATTAAAGAGAATAGGTTGGTCGTTGCTGGCAACAAGGAAAAGAGTAAGGGAGATACAGAATGGCAGTTAATGCAAGGCAGAAGGGGGCAAGGTTTGAAAGACAACTTGCCGGGCATCTAAGGGAATACGGATACAGAACCAGAAGAGGTCAGCAGTATTGTGGGGCAAATGGTGATGCAGACGTTGTGGGACTTCCGGGAATACATATAGAAGCAAAACATCAGGAAAAAATGCACTTGTATGACTGGATGGAGCAGGCAAGAAGAGATTCAAGGCAGGATGAACTTCCAGCAGTGTTTCACAAGAAAAACAATGCAGACATTCTGGTGACAATGACACTTGATGATTGGATGCAGATATATAGGGAATATGAAGCAGGAAACTACATTAAGATGGGAGAAATAAATGGGAAGACCTATAAAGGCAGGACTTAGTTATTTCCCAAAAGATGTTGATTATTATGAAGACTTTAAAATAATGGACCTGATGAATGAATATGGTCCATTGGGTCAAACCATTTACGACATAGTCATTTCGATGGTTTACCGAGAGGGTTACTTTCTTGAGTTTAAAAACTTTGAACAGCTCAATAAGAACCTTCCGGTTAAAATCATCAAGACAATCGGTAACAGATGGGTTAACAAAAAAGACTTTGTGTTACAAGTTATTCTCTCTTGTGCGGACATAGGTCTGTTTGATCATGACCTCCTGATGCAAGGAGTTATAACCTCTGTTGGAATTCAGCGACGCTACGATACAGTGACTGTTAGGAACAAAGTCCAGAAAACAAGGTACAGGTTGATTGATGAAAAAGGTCAACCCTTATTAAATGAACCATTAAAACCGATAAATGTAACAGAAACAAGTGTAAATGTAACAGAAACCAACATAAATGATACGGAAATACAACAAAAGAAAATAAAAGAAAACAAAAGTAAAGAAAATATAAAGTATTTTTCCAACGAAAACCTTAATGACGTGTTTAGACAATTTCTGGAACTTAGGGAACAAAAGGGAAGACAGATTGTTGGCTATCAGATACAGACATTGATTGAGAGACTTGAACAGGTGGCAGACACGGACGAGGAGAAAATACAGGCAGTCAAGAATGCCATAGCAGGTGATTGGAGTAATTTTTATCCTGTAAAGAAACAAAACAAGAAGACATTTAATGACCAAAGGCAATATGACTATCAGGCATTGGAAAGACAACTGATTGAAAACAGAGACAAGAGGAGGAAACAACAAAATGAAAGTTAAGGACATAGAAATTCGCTTAGAGGAATTGGACAGAATGGAATCGCAGATTTTATTTTCAGTTTCAATCTTATCAGCAGATGATCACGTAAGATTGGCAAGAATTAAGGAAGAGAGAGCAGAGCTTAAGGCGAAGCTGGAGAAAATGAATGAGAAAAAAGACAAGTAAGGAATTTGGCTGCATTTTAACACACGAACAGGAAGAGTTCATAAATGACGGAAGACCAAGAGACAATGCACTAAAGATTTTTAGAGCAAAGGCTTATGGCAATGGAGGAAATAAGGATGGCAAGAATGTCAAAAGAAGAACAGGCAAGACGTGAGGGTATGGCATATGCTCTGAGGCTTGCAAGAGAAAAGGGATTGGATGCCTTGGAAGCAGACCTGAAAATGAGAAATGCCATTGACCTACCTTTAAGGGTATCAAAGGCAGACTTAGACAAATTCAGTGACAATGTTAAGTACAACACAGTACTGTATGTAAAAATCCTAATGGCTGTAACAATGCATGATGAATTTGGTTTTGGTAACAAAAGAATAAAGCAGATGTTTGAGAGATTCGACAACAAGGCTGAATGCATTGCAGAGGATTACAGCACATGGGAAGAGCAGATAAGCATAATTGCAGAAGAATGTGGAATAGACATGGACAGCGAAAGAAGAGACTTAAGAACAGTGATTAAATAAAAAAATCGAAAGGAGAAGAGTTGTGCGCACATAAAAGAATTCTTACTCCGATTGAAGAAATGAAAAAAAAATTAAAATGTGAAATTTACAGAGACAATATGCAAAATTACAAGAAATACGCAATACCGCCAGCACAGCTAATAATTGCTGATGTTCCGTATAATGTTGGAAATAACTTTTATGGTAGTAATCCAATGTGGTACAAAGGCGGAGATAACAAAAATGGCGAAAGCAAATATGCTGGGAAGTCAGCGTTTAATTCTGATTTTAATTTTAATTTGTATGAATATTTCCATTTTTGCTCAAAGATGTTGAAGAAAGACGATAAAAAGCAAGTTAACAGAGGAAGAAGCAGTAACAGCCCTTGTATGATTGTATTTTGCAGCTTTGAACAAATGCCAATACTGATAGACGCAGCAAAGAAGCACGGATTCATCCACTACATACCGTTGGTATTCATCAAAAATTACAGCCCACAAGTACTAAAAGCAAATATGCGAGTAGTTGGAGCGACAGAATATGCATTAGTGCTGTATAGAGATAAATTGCCCAAATTCAGAAATGGAGTTCAGACGGACGAAAACGGAAAGGCAATCAGAGGAACAGGTCGTATGATATTCAACTGGTTTAAATGGGAAAGAGACGGAAAGGAAATTCCAAAAATACACCCAGCGCAAAAGCCTGTAACTGTATTGAAGCAATTAATAGAAATCTTTACAGATGAGGGCGATGTTGTTATCGACCCTTGCTGTGGTAGTGGATCTACACTAAGAGCTGCAAGAGAGCTGAAAAGGTCAGCGTTTGGATTCGAGATAGACAAGAATTTCTATACAAGAGCTAAGAATGAAATGCTTGTCTATGAGGATGATAATCAGATGAATATATTTGATTTAATTTAGAACTAAAGGACAAAAATGTTAAGAAATGTTAAGGAGTGAAACAAATACCAAAATACAACTTGTAAAAATGGAGGTTAAATATGACAAACGAAGAATTTTATAAAGACGAATTGAAAGTAATAATGAAAAGAGTAACGAAAGATTTGCTTATTGACCAGATAGCTGTCAATAAGCAAGGTCAACCTAAATGCTGTATAACACAGTCTTGTGATGATTGTATTTTTAACAGACACTGCGCATTAGAAGCAAAAAAGCAATGGCTCAAACAAGAACATGTTGAGCAGGTCGATTGGAGCAAGGTCAAGGTTGATACACCAATATTGGTTAGAAATAATGAAGATGAAGAATGGATGAATAGATATTTTGCAAAATTCGAATATGGTGCCGTATGGTCGTTTTGTGACGGAAGAACATCCTGGTCGGCGAGCAAAAACAATTCTGTAAGAAACGATATTATATCTTGGAATTACGCAAAACTAGCAGAAAGTGAGGACTAGATGGATTGGATAAGATTAATTAAGGTCATTTTAATAGGATTGTTCATAACAGGGATTTTAGGCATTTTAATCAATATCATAAACAGCAATATATGTGCTGTGATTTCCCTTGTAGAATGCACGATTGCAATTTTTATATTGTGGATATTATATCAGTGGTTAGATTGAAAGGAGAGAAGAAGATGAAGATTGAAGATAACAGAAGTAATTTGAGAAAATTCGAAGAACTAGTAGTCGGAGATGTATTTGAATATGAAAGCAATTATTATATAAAAACGAAAGAAATTAATGATAGCAAGAGCCCAGCGTCTTATATGACATATAATGCTGTAAATATTAATTCTTCTTGTGCTGGAGAATTATTCTATTTCAAAGATAATCTTGTATATCTATTAGATGATGTAACATTAGTGTTGAATTAAGGAGAAATAAGGAATGAAAGAGCAGAAAGCGATAACACAGGAAGAAGCAATCAGACGATTAGAAGAAAGCAGATTTACTATTCAGCCATACAATTATATGAACCAAGCATTAGATATGGCAATCTCCGCCCTTGAAAAGCAGGAAAAAATTTCAAGAACAGTTCTTGAAGGAAAATATTTTTGTCCAAGATGTAAATGCTTAATGTTTCATTCAGGCTACTGTAAAAATTGCGGACAAAATACATATTAGATTGGAGTGATTAATAAATGTTACACATATTAATTCCTGTATTTGTAGGAATAGGGATTGCAACCATATTTATTCATATATTTGAAATTTTAATTTTTCTGTTTTCTAAAATAAAAAAGCGAATGAAATATGAACGCAAGATTAAATTTCTTTGCAAACATATTTATGAAATTAATTCAATTTGTGGAGACGGAGAAGTTGAAGTTACTTGTCTCAGATGTGGTAAGAAAAAGTTTATACGATTCAGTCTTAACTCCCTTACAGAGTTTAGGATGATAGGAGGAAAGAAATGAGATTAATTGACGCAGATGAAGTAATTAAAGAATTAAACGATAAAATCGCAAGGTTGGATGCAAAACAACAAATCTATATGAACAATGGTTTAACCAGTATTGCAGATAGTATGGCAAGAAAAATAGAACTATGCATTGAATGTCGAGAATTATTAGAACATCAGCCAACAGCTTATGACGTAGACAAGGTGATAGAGCAGTTGGAAAAAAATAGCAATCCCAGTATTAGAGAAGATGAACATATAATTCCTGAAAGTAATATCCATGAAACTTGTGAGATTGAAATGGTTGCTTTGTCAAATACTATAGAAATCGTGAAAGGCGGTGGAATAGATGGAAACACCAATACTTGATGTATGTTGCGGTAGTAAGATGTTTTACTTTGATAAAAATAATCCCCAAGTAACATTTATGGATTGTAGAGAATTAGAAGATGTCTTATGTGATGGAAGAAAATTAGAAATAAAACCTGACATAATAGGTGATTTCAGAAACATTCCATTTACAGACAATAGTTTTTCTATGGTTGTGTTTGACCCACCACATTTACAGAAAATAGGTGAAAATTCGTGGATGGCCAAAAAGTATGGAAAATTATCTGATACGTGGAGACAAGATATAAGCAAAGGATTTTCAGAGTGTATGAGGGTATTAAAGCCTAATGGTACTTTGATATTTAAGTGGAATGAAGAGCAAATAAAGCTATCAGAAATTCTACCATTGTTTTCACAAAAGCCAATATTAGGAAACAGAAGAGCAAAGACACATTGGTTGGTATTTATGAAAGAGGGTGATTAGATGGCAATTATTAATACAATAGCTATTATTATGGTAATTGGAGCAGTGTTCGTCTTGTGGGCGATATGTAAGTTGCAGGATAAGGATTAGAAACAAAGGTACATTGAAAATTGAATACTGGTAGTTGAAAAAATTTGCACCAAAATGTGATGGAATAAAATGGTATGTTACAATAAATACAGAAAACTTAAGAAAGGAGGTAAAATATGGATTTATTCAATGAAAATGTCTTGCCAAGTGATATATGTAATGGATTTTATGCAGGAATTGGTTCTTTTGCAGCCATTGTTGTGTTAATTGTTGCGTATATCATTTTAAAAAAAGGGAAGTTGTCATTCGCAAATATAGCATCCTCTTTTATTGATGCTATTAAATTAGCTGTCTCGGTGGCAACATTGGTAACTATATTATTTTTGAATTCTGGCAAAACATCAATAGCAACGTTGATTGTTGGGCTGCTGGCGATATTAGAAATTGCATCTAGTTTATCAAATATATTAAAAACAATCTTCGAAAATCGTTTTGAAAAAGAATAATATTAATATTACAAAAGAAGCCAACTACCAATATTCGGTGGTTGGTCTTTTTATGCAATAATTTGAGAAAGGATTGGTAAAGTGACTAGAAAAGAACTGGAAGCGTACAAGGTCAATGAAAGACTGATTGAACGCAATATGAAAAAAATTGAAGATGAAAAGTACAAGGATATTCCGACAGTGTACGGGAAAGTCAGAAGTTCAATGAATGAACATCCTTACATTGAAACTCATATGGCGGTTCAGATGGAAGAACCTGTGGAATCAGATAGGCGAATACGTAATCTGAAAAAGTGGGAGCAGGAAGTCAGCAAAGCCAAGAGTGACAATGCAGAGGTGGAAGAGTTTATTGATAATATAGACAATGCAACAATAAAGGAAATATTTGTTTTAAGATACATTGAGGGAAAGAAAGTTTCAGAGGTTGCAAAAGATGTGGGATATACTCATGGTAGGGTTTCTCAAATAATATCAAAATTGCTGAAAGATTAACCAAATTAACACAATTAACAAAAGCAGTATGATATAATTAACCTGTTGAAGTTTGAAGAAATGATAGTATCCCGTCATTTTTTGAAATTTTCCCCTAAAGTTTTTTTTGAGAGCAGTCTTCGGGCTGTTCTTTTTTGTTGAAAATTGTATATTTTGGGTATATGATTAAAGAAAAACTTGGAGAGAACAAAAGAATGGGAGAAAAAGAATTTTTATCAGCGTTAAATGATTTTAGAATACCAGAAATATCAGAAGACACAAAATTTTGGATGATTAGAACAAAAAAAGGATGTTTTTATGATGAATTTATTAGTAAAAGGTTTGTAGCAATAGGATGGAATTTTATAGATAAAAAAACGGACAAGAGTGAGAGTAATCAGGAAACGTTAAAAAGTTATTTGGAGGAGAAGTACGGAGAAAAGCGTCCCCAAATGGCGATAAATAAATGTATAAAGTTTATCAGTGAAATAGAGGAAGGCGATATTATAATAATTCCCAACAAAGGGACTAAAAAAATAACTTTTGCAAAAGCAGGAGGATATTATGAAGAACATTTTAGTGAAGAAGAAGAGTTGCGTGTCATAGAAGCAATTGAAGATAGAGAATGGGAAGTTAAACAGATAGAGTGTCCATATAACAAGAGAAGAAGAATAGAAATATTAAAAACTGTATCTGTAAGTGAAGTAAACATACATCTGTATATGGCTTTAACTAATTATCATGGTTTAAGTAGTATGCAAGAGTATGCCAAAATGATACTTGATAGCATATATCCATTGTACATATATAATAATATTTGTTCATTACAGATAGGAATAAACAACAAGAATGAAATAAATGCGAATGCCATTTCTTTGCTTGTTGCGGGAGTTACCGGATGTTTAAAAGGGGTATCTGGTGAAGAAGATATATATGCTACAATGAATTTAAATTCTCCAGGGAAAATATCCTGTTGGTTTTCAAAAGAAGGTAAACAAGACAGTAATGGAAAAAATGTATTTGATGCATTAAAAAATAGAAAAAGTAAAGCAATGTTATTGCTATTAATCGTAGCCATAACAGGGGGGCAAGCAAAAGTTGGTAGTGTTGAGTTGTCCTTGCCGGGAATTGTTAAAACCATAGAGGATGTAAAAACAATAGATACAAATGTTAAAAAGAAAGAAATAGAAGTTGAAAAACTTGAAATTGATAATTTTGAAGAAAAATATGACATTTACAAAAAGTTAAAAGATGATAATATAGACATAAATGAATTTAAGAATGATTTAGACAAGATTATAAGAGCAGGGGAAGACTTAAATTTGGGGTTTAACAAGTTGACTGATAATTAATAGAGGAGGTGTACATATGAGAATTATTTTGTTTGTATGCGTTTTTTTATTTACATTATCGTGTTTATTTTCTGTCGAAGACAAATTTCTAGATATGGATAGGATATTTATGGTCAAAAAAAAGGCAATAATTGTTTATGTTACAGGTAGTCTTTTAGCTCTTATTGTTGCAATATTATATGATAGTTTGATTTATTAAAAGAAACTCACACCCTTCGGAGAATGCTGTTGGCATAAAACAGTGTTATTCCGAAGGGTGTTTTTTTAATGCAAAAAATTAGTAAAGAAAGGAGTGGTTGCAGTGACTGACAGACAAGTTATATTTGCAAATGAATATTTGATTGATCTGAATGGAACAAGGGCGTATAAGGAAGCATATCCACACGTCAAAAATGATAATACAGCAGCAGCGGCAGCCGCTCGTCTTATGAATGTTCCGGAGATTAAGGAATACATAGATGAAAGAATTAAGGACAGGTTGGAAAGAATTGAGGTTACGCAAGATGATGTGATTCAGGAGCTTGCAGCAGTTGCCTTTGCCAATGGTTCTGAATATGCCAAGGTTGTGACTAAGCCGGTGATGATGAAGACACCGGATGGTGATTATGTTCCGGCATTGGATAGTGAAGGAAATCAGATGTATTATCAGGCAGTTGAGATTACTGAAACTGATGAGCTTTCAAGAAGACAGATTAAGGCTATTTCAGGTATTAAGCAGGGTAAGAATGGAATAGAGCTGACTACCTATGACAAGGTAAAGGCTTTGGAACTGTTGGGAAGACATTTAGGAATGTTTAAGGATAAGGTTGAGGTGTCAGGAAATGTTAATAATCCTTTTGAGGGATTAAGTACTGAACAACTGCTTAGATTGGCAGGTGAGGACCTTGAATCTGAATAAGAATTTAATAAAGCTTTATGCAAGGGTAGAGCTGGCAAGAAGAAATTTTTGGCAGTACTGCAAATTAAAGGCTCCTGACTTCTACAAGGAAGACAGGGGTTTTTTACGTGATTTCTGTAATGAGTTGCAGCAGTTCATAAAATCAGATTATGAAGTAATGGTTGTTAATATGCCACCAAGACATGGAAAGTCTAGAACTGTTGGCAATTTTGTTGAATGGGTTCTTGGAAATGACCAAACACAGAAGATTATGACAGGCTCATACAATGAAACATTGTCTACAACGTTTTCAAAGGGCGTGAGAAACACGATTCTTGAAACAAAGGCAGATGAAAACAAGGCTGTTTATTCAGATGTGTTCCCGGGAGTAACCATTAAACGTGGTGATGGTGCAATGAATATGTGGTCACTTGAAAATGGCTATAACAATTATTTGGCAACATCCCCAACAGGAACGGCAACAGGTTTTGGTGCAACGTTAATGATTATTGATGACTTGATTAAGTCAGCACTGGAAGCTAATAATGCAAATATTCTTGATAATCATTGGACCTGGTTTACGGACACAATGATGTCAAGACTTGAAGAGGGTGGCAAGATTATCATTGTAATGACAAGATGGCATAGTTTGGATTTGGCTGGCAGGGCATTGGAACACTTTAAGAGCATAGGCGTAAAGGTAAGGCATATATGCTATAAGGCTGTTAAGAAAGATGGAACAATGCTTTGTCCTGAAATTTTGTCAAAAAGATCATACGAAAATAAAAAGATGTCAATGGGAATAGATATTGCAGAAGCAAACTATCAGCAGAATCCTATTGACATAAAGGGCAGAATGTACACTTCATTTAAGACGTACAAAGAAATGCCACAATTTAAGCAGATTAGAAATTATACAGATACCGCAGATGAAGGTAAGGATTACTTATGCAGTATTAACTACGGAGTAACATTTGACAATGAAGCGTACGTACTTGATGTTATATATACGCAGGAACCAATGGAAGTTACAGAGCCGTTAACAGCTAAGCTGTTATTTGATGGAAATGTAAATATTGCAAGAATCGAATCAAATAACGGTGGTAGAGGTTTTGCAAGAAGTGTTAAGAGAATACTTCAGGATGAATTGAAAAGTAACAAGACAGTTATTAAGTGGTTTACACAGCATAACAACAAGAATGCAAGAATTTTTTCAAATTCAGCGTGGGTAATGCAACACATATATTTTCCTGAAGACTGGAAGAACAGATGGCCTGATTATTATAAGGCAATGTCAAGGTATCAGAGAGAAGGAAAGAATGATCATGACGATGCACAGGATGCAACAACAGGAATTGCAGAGGATTGTGCAAAGAAGTCTGACGGATTATCAGTATTAAAGTAAAGAGGTGAAACAAGTGGATTTAGTTAGAATGAAGGAATTATTAAGTCAGTATATGCCGGGGCATGCAATATATATGGTTAAATGTGACATTGCTGACAGATATTATAGAAATCAGAGTGACATACTTCACGGAGAAGAAAAAAAGGATGAAGAAGGTCATCCGTTGAGAAATGCAGACAACAGAATACCCCGCAACTTTCACGGATTGATAGTTAACCAGAAAGCAGCTTATGCATTCACTACACCGCCTACTTTTGACATTGGTAGTTCGAAGGCTAATGCAGAGATATTAAAGGCCTTGGGGGATGAATATAGAAAAGAGTGCATGGAGCTTTGCGTTAATGCAGCCAATGCAGGTGTTGCATGGGTTCATTATTGGACTAATGCAGAAAATGAATTTGAATGGGCAGTAATAGAGAGTAAACAGATAGTTCCGATATGGAACAAGTCGGCAAAACAGAAACTAATAGGAGCCTTAAGAGTATATACGGAAATAGATGAAACAGATGGTAAATCTTATACGATATATGAGTATTGGAACAAGGAAGAATGTCAGGTATACAGAAGACTTCAAGCAGATGTAGGTTATGATAATTTGACGGATTATGCAATATTTGAGAATCCGACAACAGGAGAACTCGTAAGTGAGTATAGTCACGGAATGGAGGAAATACCTTTCATTCCGTTTTTTAATAACAACATTAAGTCTTCTGACCTTGATAACATTAAGCCTTTGATTGATGTGTACGACAAGGTGTTTAGTGGCTTTATTAATGACCTTGAAGATGTTCAGGAGCTTATATTTGTTCTTTCCGGATATGGTGGAACAGATTTAAATGGATTCCTGCAGGATTTGAAGAAATACAAGGTTATAAAAATGGATTCAGATGAAGGTGCAGGTGTAAGCACTCTTAACATTGAGATTCCTATTGAAGCAAGAAACAGTGTTCTTGATGCCACAAGAAAGGCTATTTTCGAACAGGGACAGGGATTTGATCCAAGACCTGAAAACTTTGGAAATCAGTCAGGAGAGGCTCTTAAGTTTATGTATTCATTATTAGAAATGAAAACAGGTTTAATGGAAACAGAGTTTCAGTTAGGTTTTGCCAAGTTGGTAAGAGCAATCTGCAACTTTAAGAACATTAAGTGTGACAACATTGTTCAGACCTGGACAAGAACCTGTATTAAGAATGAGCAGGAGCAGGCAGCCATATGCAAGGACAGTGTTGGAATCATTAGCCAAAAAACAATACTTAAGAATCATCCGTTTGTTGAGGATGTTGAAGCAGAACTTAAACAGCTTAAGAAGGAAAATGAAGAAAAAACACAGAACGCTGACATATATCAGCAGATGTTTACGAAAAAGTCAAATGAAGATGATGACAATGTTGATGATTCGGCTAAAGATGATGATAACTCAGTAGGTGGAGTGGATGAAGAATAGTGAATACTGGAAGAATAGGTTCGTTGAGATTGAGGAAGCTACACATCAGACTTCCGTAAAGAAGACAATGGGTATTCAGGAGCAGTTTGATAAGTCTCAGAAGATAATTGAAGAAAAGATAAATGCCTGGTATCAGAGGTATGCGGATAACAATAATATGTCTCTGCTGGAAGCAAGAAAATCCCTTAATGACAAGGAATTAAAGGAACTTAAGTGGGATGTAGAGGAATACATAAAAAAGGGCAGGGAAAACGCTTTTTCAGGTGAATGGGTAAAGGAACTTGAAAATGCATCTGCCAGAGCGCACATAAGCAGACTTGAAGCGTTGGAGTTACAGTGTAGACAGCAGGCAGAAACAGCTTTTGGAAAACTGAATGATGAAGTAAGTAAGCACATAAAGGATGTTTACAAGAATAGTTATTACAGAACAGCCTTTGAAATTCAAAAGGGTGTGGGCGTTGGTTCAAGTTTTGCAACTTTAAATGACAAGCTAATTGAAAAAGTGGTAAATAAGCCTTGGTTAGCTGATGGCAAGAATTTCAGTGACAGAATATGGGGCAACAAGACACAGCTTATAAATCAGTTACATACAAGTTTAAGCCAGATGTGTATTACAGGTGCAGGACCAGACAAGGCAATAAGCCAGATTGCAAGCAAAATGAATGTAAGCAAGGCTAATGCAGGCAGACTTGTAATGACGGAATCAGCTTATTTCAGTTTGGCGGCTCAAAAGGAATGCTTTAAGGAGTTGGATGTTGAAAGATATGAGATTGTAGCCACATTGGACGGTCATACATCAGACATCTGCCAGGAAATGGATGGAAAAGTATTCAAGATGAGTGAATATGAAGAGGGTGTAACAGCTCCGCCATTTCACGTTAACTGTAGAAGTTGTACAGCACCTTATTTTGATGATGAATTTGCAAAAGGTGAGAGAATTGCAATAGATGAAGAGGGTGATACATATTATGTACCAGATGATATAACGTATAAAGAGTGGAAGAATACTCTGAAGAACGATAGATTCTATGAAGCTGAAAAAACATCGAGTAGAAGAGAAAACTTACAAGTAAAGTGGAATAATGTTAATAATCCAGAGTACAAAAGAAAGTTTTCGAATATTACAAGCTCGGAAGGAGTAAATAATAAATTATATGAAAAAGCTATTGATATTCTAAAGCATAGAAACGGAACAGATTATGAAGATTTTTATTTGATAGATATGCGGAGTGGAGAGGTTAAGGCTTCTCAAACGAAGGTTGAATATACGCCGGATATTGAAGAGGAATTAAAGCATAATCGTGTGTGGTACAATAAAGAAATAAAAAGAGAAATAAGAAACAATCCACCAAAAACTTTTATAACAATACATAATCATTCGCATAATATGCCACCAAGCGGTGGGGATTTCAAAGGAGCTTTTAAGAATAATTATTATGCTGGAATTAATATTTGCTATAATGGGGATATTTATTATTATAAAGTAGGTAAGAAGAAATTTACGGAAAAAATGTATGATTTAACTGTTGCAAAATATAGGAATAGAGGTTACAATGAAATTGAAGCGTATGAAGCTACATTAAATCAGTTTGTAAAGGAATATGGAATTAAATGGAGGAAACTATAATGAATGAGTTTGGAGATGGTTATTACGATGGAATACCACAAGACATATTAAAGATGTCTCCAGAAGAAATAGATAAGGCAATTGAAATCGAAGAAAGAAGATGTGAAAAATTAAATGCAGATTTATAGATACCACCCGGTCAAACAAGGCTAGGTGGTATTTTTATACCCAAAAACAAGAAAGGACAAGTATGTACAAGGAAGAATTACAGGAACAGATCACAAGATGCAGGGAAATGCAGAGTAAATGTAGAATAGATGATATTGATACATTTATTAGGCTTAGTAACAGAATAGAGGAGTTGACAGGTAAAATTGATAAAACTGAAAAACAGTTAGTTGTTCCAGTGCAACATGACGAAAATAAAACTGAAATGTTTTAAGGAATGGTAAAGTTTTGTTATATATGGTAGAATATAACAAAATGTTTATAGGAGGAAGAGAATATGAGTGAAACTAAGGTATGCAAGTTTTGTCAAAGCGAAATTCCTAAGAAAGCGAAGGTTTGTCCGAATTGTAAAAGAACATTAAAAAAAGGACACGGATGTTTATTTTCAATTTTAGTATTTATAATTTTAATATGTATAGGAATTGCAGTAGCATTAAACACAAATGATTCAATACAAAAAGATATTTCAGGTGTATCTGATAAGTCCGAGTATATAACAATGGATGAATACAATCGGATAGAGACAGGGATGAGTTATGATGAAGTAGTTGATATTATTGGCTCAAAGGGAGAGTTATCAACCAAGTCAGAATCCAATGGATATACTATAGAAATATATACATGGTATGGAAATGGAACAGCTGGAAGTAATGCAAATGTAACATTTGAAAATGGAAAAGCCACAGCAAAAGCACAGGTAGGCTTACAGTAAAAATTAAAAACTTAATAATGTTAATCAGAGAGCTTAGAAATAGGCTCTCTTTTTATATGCCTTTTTCTGTAGGCACTAAAGAACAGAAATACCTTGCCGAAGGTATATCGGCTAATCCAATCACCAGTAGAACTGGAATAAAACATCTATGGAGGTAATAGAAAATGGAATGGTTAAAGGAATTGCTTGAAGGAGCAAAAATAACAGATGGAAAACTTAATGTTGATGAAGTTATGGAAGCCGTAAAGAAAGAGTTTCCAAAACATGCTGTACCAAAGAATGTATTTAATGATAAATGCGAGGAACTTAAGACAGCAAATGAGACAATCACAACATTAAAGAAGGAAAATGGAGATAATGAAGAACTCCAGAATAAGATTAAAGATTATGAAAAAGAAATCGGAAATCTTAAGACTGCAGCAGTAAATACTTCAAAGCAGTATGCATTAAAGGAGCAGCTTGCAAAGTCAGGAGTATTGGATCCGGATTATCTTATCTATAAGGCTGGTGGAATTGATAAGTTTACATTTGACAAGGACAACAATCCTATTGGTGTTGACGAATCAATTAAGGCTTACAGGGAAGATAAGACTATGGCACATCTGTTTAAGCAGAAAGCAGGATATGAACCTAGCAAGGGTGGAAGTCCTACAAAGAATCCTTTTGCCAAGGAAACATTTAACTTAACAGAGCAGGGCAAGCTGCTTAAGGAGAATCCGGCACAGGCCAAGGAAATGGCAGCAGCAGCCGGAATTACAATTTAATGAAAAATTTAGGAAAGGTAGGTATTAGAAATGCCAGGAACAACATTACAGGACGTAATTGTACCGGAGTTATTTACTCCATACGTATTAAACAGAACAATGGAATTATCAGCATTATTTAATAGTGGAATTGTTACAAACAATGCTGAATTTGATGCTTTGGCTTCTCAGGCATCACCATTAGTAACTATGCCATTCTTCGAGGATTTAACAGGAGAATCAGAGCAGGTAATTGAAGGAGCAGACCTTGAAGATAACAAAATTACTTCAAACAAGGATGTGGCAGCAGTATTAAGAAGAGCAAAAATGTGGAGCGCAACAGATTTATCAGCAGCACTTTCAGGAGCAGATCCAATGAAAGCAATCGGTGATTTGGTGGCACAGTTCTGGGCAAGAGACATGCAGAAAGAACTTATTGCAATTCTTAATGGTGTGTTTGGAACAATTCCGGAAGTTAAGGAGCCACAGAAGGCAGCAGAAACAAGACTTGCATCTAATCTTTTAGATATTTCAGGTAATTCAGGAAATGCAGCTAATTGGAGTGGTTCAGCATTTATTGATGCAGAACAGAAGTTAGGAGATGCTAAAGCGCAGCTTACAGGCATCTGTATGCATTCAGCTACAGAAGCATACCTTAAGAAACAGAATCTGATCGAAACAGTACAGCCATCAAACGATGTAGCATTTGGTACATATCAGGGCAAGAGAGTAATCATTGATGATGGATGCCCATATGATTCAAAAACTAAGGCTTACACAACATATCTTTTTGGTAATGGAGCAGTTGCATTAGGTAACGGAAATCCTGAAGGATTTGTTCCAACTGAAACTGATAGGGCAAAGAGAAAGGGTTCAGGTGTTGATTACCTTATTAACAGAAGAACAACAATTCTTCATCCTAGAGGAATTGCCTTTACTAACGCAAATGTGGCAAAGACAGAAGGTCCTTCAAGAGTAGAACTTGCAGACCCAGCTAACTGGAATCCTGTTTATGAGCCTAAGCAGATCGGAAGAGCACACGTCTGAACTCCAGTCACGTGGCCTTAACTCGTAT